TAGTAATAGACTTAAATGTTACCTTATAATCCTGACCATCTTCAGGACCATTAAGAACTACACTAGTGCCAGAAACTTCAGCAGTAATCTTGCTATCAGTAGCAAAATAATTAATCTGCTTAGCAAGCTTAGCAGCAAGCAATGCTACAGTCGTAGTATCAGCTGTCTTATGAACACTAGTCAGCCATCTATTACGCTCATTAAACTGAACACCAAGCTTAACGATTTCAACTTCAAAATCAGTATTATCGCTAAGCGTAAGACCAGTAAGTGTAGCCTTAAAAGGCACTGCCTTAGTATATTCAGTAGTAGTATAAGAAGCATCCTTCTTATCCAAAATGCTTACTACCAAAGGCTGTATATTCTTTCCTCTGTAAAGATAGAAAGAAAGATAATCCGTATTATCAATAACAGCCAACGTACCAGCAGCAGTTGTAGCAGGATCACTAATAGCATTAGCAATTACACTACTAGACGTAAGTATAAACAAATTTTTCATTATTGATTAGTATTATCAGCATTATTATTATTTCTATAATTCTCTCTTTGTTGTGCTTCTTGTTGCTGTTGTCCAGCATAAAGAGAACCACTAACAGCTATTCTATACAAATCTACTGCGTGCTTAACAATATCAACGTGCATATATTCAGGCAAATCACAATCGACATTATTACCTGCAACATCTTCATCATATTTGACTTCAACAGGATTAGCAACAAAGCCCATTCTAAACTGATAAGGAATTAATCTATTATCAAGATAATATGTACTATCGTTATTATTTTTATTTAGCTTATCAATATAAAGTTCAAAAGTTGTAGCAGCTATTTTAGATTTAGTGCCATTGATGTTTTGTTTATCATCAACTTTTTCTTTAGCATTATAAACTACCATTATAGGACTTCTAAGTCTATTCTTCTGTATAAAATCATTAAGAGAATCAGCAAGATAAATATCATCTATTAGTCTAACAGGAAACCAATTAGTTACAAACTTATTAGTATCATCTTTAATACCAGGAGAATTTTCGGTTATACCTACTATACCTCTAGTATATCTAATAGAAAAATCTACCCAAAATCTAACATCAACATTATGTAGCAAACCAGTAAAAAGTCCATTACGCGAATCTTCCTCATGAAACTTAAAAGGATAATCAGAAGAATCTTTTTCTTTTTCAAGAACGTTAATAGTAAGAACTTTATATAATGAACGAAGAGCATTTAACTGACCAATTTTAGAATTATCAGTAAGAACTCTATCATTCGTTAGTCCAACAGTAGCTTGTACAAGTTGATTAACTGTGTCTTGTATAGAAGTATTTAGGACAATATCTATCTGTTCGGGAAGTATAGCTCGAACATTCTGCAAACCCATCTGTTGTGCATATTGTCTAAAATAAGTGTGCATACTAGATATATCCATATCATTAAGAATTAGAATAGTTTGAGTTTATTTTCGTAAGCCTTACGAATATCAGCATTTGCAGGATTATTAAAATATGCAACAGCCTCATTCATATTAGCTCCAATAAATTCGCCCGTAGAAGTAGTAATGTTTTGATTGTATTCCAATCTAATAAGTTCACCTCTAGCAATAAGATTTTCAACAAATGCCTTAACGTTGAGATTTTTATCAGCAAACATCTTATTAAACTTATCAGGACTATCAGTGCTAAACTTATCAAGAAGAAGTTCCTTTTCAGTATTGTCTTTAAGCATTGCTTCAACAATTTTCATATTGTTAGTTACACAATACTCGATATACATTGAATTGAACTTAGCAGTATCACCAAGCATTTCAATATAATGACGCTTAGCAATATTACGCTCATTAAGCAACTTTCTTGTACGCTCCTTTTCCTTGTTTTCATCCTTAATATAGAAACGCTGTGACTTATTAGCAGAGTTATAAAGAGCCATATCTTTAACAACATCATTGTAAAGCAAACAATGACGATACATAAGATACTCTTCAGTATTCTGCGGATAGCCAAACTTATATTTAGAACTTTCAAGTTCATTAAGAGCTTTAAGTTTAGTATCTAGTGCTTGCTTGATATTCTCCAAACGACTTCTATCAATATTATCAAAAGCAGCATTAATTTTATCTTCCTTTTCTTTTACAGCAAGATAATCACGCTTATGATTATAAATAAAAGTAGTATTAAGTTTAATATCATTGCTAGAAATGACCATTTGAATATTATTCAAATATTGCTTTACACGCTCAACAAAAGATTCATTATTAGCAGAAATACCAAGTATATTAGGAAAGTATGCTTCAACTTCACCTTTGTTAGCAGCAAGTGTTCTTGAAGAAGTAATTGATGAACCAATAGTTTCACTACGCTGACCAAGAACACTCATATTAGCTTGACGATAATTTGAATAATTCTTAATCAAAGAAATAGTTACATCACGCTTATCAATATATTCTGCATCGAGATCTTCTTCTCTCTCTTGAGCATAAGTTTTTTCAGCAACACTATTCTCAACTTTTGTATCCTGCACAACAGGAGTTGCATCATTAGCAGGAACATTAATTTTAATATCAGCCATAATATTCAATTTTTAGATTAGAGTTCGCACTTCAACATAAACATCTTAGACGAGTTGTTTACCTGCAAACCATAAGAGTTCTTAACTTCATATCTAGACATATCTATTTCAGTAGAAATAGAATTGGTAGGAACAGCACCCCAAGAAGCAGGAATATCAGTCAAGCCTTTAAGTACACCTGCCTTATATACCTGACCCTTCATACGCATCTTACGAATATTACGCTCACCACCATACATAGACATATCAACAAAGAATGCCTGATGAGAAGTAAGCGGAAGACCAGTTCTAGGATGAACCATACCATTCTTCTTAGCAGCTTCTGCAATAGTACCATTGTCCAAGAAAGAAAGCGGCTTACAAGTAATAATATGACCATCAATAGTCTTATATTGCTTGAAGTATTTACCATAACTCAAACCACCTTCATATTCACCAATGGACTTTTCACCAAGTGCATCAATGTAGCCATTTGACTTAACTTCATCACGAATAGCCTTGTCAAAGTCCTGCAAGAAACCCTTACCTGCAAACAATACAACTTCCATTGTACCATTATCAGTGTCCTTATTAAGAACATCAAATGCAGTTCTTTCAAGCTTATGCAAAGTAAGAACTTCACCATAAGTATCGTAGTTAGATTCACGACAAATCTCAATCATACCACTAGTATGAGGAATCGGAAGACCAGAATCCATATCATCGAGAATAATCTCACCACGTTCATTACGGTTATATTCAGCAAGCCACAAACGCTCTTCATCCATAATACGACACTGAATATCATACTGACGCATCTCTTCATTAATCCAAAGATTAGTCGTACCACCAGACTTAGTCTTAAACTCATAAGTAACAACTACATTACTAATGTTACCAGCAATTTCCTTAGAATATCTATGGAACTCAAGCTGAGAAGTCATCTTACCAGGACCCATAACATTAGAACGATTGCCCTTAGAACGAGATTCAGAAATAGTAGGAGCAGTCATTGACCAATACTTACCTGCCTTAAGCAATTCAGCATCAACATAAGCATTAGGATTAGGAGTCGTAAGACGAACCAAATACTTATAGCCATTAGCACTAGGACCAAGATCCTTCATAATACGAAGCTGAGTAATACCATCAGGACCAATAAGACCATACTGTTCAATAAGCCAATGAGTAGAGAACTCAAGTTCAAACATTGCACCACCAAGACCAATCTTATCACCGGTCGGAGCTTTAGTGATATAATCATCAAACTTCATACGACCCATTGTCTTCCACGTCCACTGAACAGTGCTAATATCCTTAACACCAACAGAACCCTGACCTTCAGTAAGGAATGTCAAAGGAAATCTATCATCATCCATACCATAAGTATAGGTAAGGGTGTTGTTAATTTCCTCTGGACGCTGCAACATAAGATGAGCAATGGTTTCCTCATTAGAATAACCACGGTCATCATAATTACCACGAGAAATTTCTCTAAGTTTGTACATAATTAAATGATTAATTAGTTAGTTAAAGAATAATATCATTTATGTTACTTTTACGATTAGCAGGTTTAATATTGACTTTTCCCGTAGTAGTTGTATGCGTCTTAGCTTTAAGTATAAGCTTCTTTACATTTTCATCTCTAACAGCCATATCTACTAAATCTTTATAACTTCCACCCGTAAAATGTAACCATGCTTCAAGAAGTTCTTTATCAAGCACTTCTTTATTTGTCATCTTATCCAAATCAAGTTGATATGCAGTTTTACCTGTTTGCTTATCAACACGACTAAGGTAAGTAAAGAAATCATCAGTAGTTACAATCTTCTTCTGACCATCACGCTCAATAGTAAGATTGTCAGGAAGTTTATAACCAGCAATTACTTTATTTGCAATTGCATTATGAACTTCATTCCAATATTGCTTTGT